AGAGATAAGATCACTGCTGTCAATACTGCCTTATTTGACGCTAATGGCGACAGGAGGACGCTTATACATCCTCGTTGTAAAGAATTGATAAAGGCACTAAGGACATTAACTTATGCACCTAATACTGGTTTACCTAATAAGAACTTGGGTGTGGATCATGCATTTGATGCTTTTGGTTATCTTTGTCTGCAACAATTTAACTTGGCAAAACCAGAGACATTAGGGCAGACTGCGTTTAGAATATACTAAGATACCCTTTTTGCTTATGGCTTACGGAATGTCAACAACAAAGAAAAAGAAGAAAAAGAAAAAGGGAGGTAAAAAACGTGGCGAATGTTCCTGTCAATAAAGCGTTATACTCCAGGGTAAAGGCAGAAGCTAAACGTAAATTCAAAGTTTACCCCTCTGCTTACGCAAACGCTTGGCTGGTACGAGAGTACAAAAAGCGTGGCGGTACTTATCGAGTGGAGAAAAAACGTGGCAAGAAGTAGTGGTGGTTTAACCCGTTGGTTCAAAGAAAATTGGGTAGATATCAAAACTGGCAAACCTTGTGGACGTTCCAAGGGCGAAAAACGAGGCTACCCTGCTTGTAGGCCCAAGAAACGTGTATCAAGTAAGACACCTAAGACTGTTGGGGAGATGTCAGCGAGTGAAAAAGCTAGATTTAAACGTGAAAAAACAGGAAGTAAGAAAATAAATTATCAACATAGACGCAAAAAGAAAAAATAACTGTAAAAAACCCTATTTCACGGTAATATAATCGTATAAGTTAAATTTTCTTTAAATCATGGCATTTTTTCGTGGAGAAGAAGGCTCTGTAGCCTTTGCAGCAGATGGTGTTAGTCCAGGAACTATAACCTCAACGACTGCATGGAGTTTTGATCTTACAAAAGATACATTAGAATGTACTGCTCATGGTGACACAGCTAGAAAATACGTTGGAAGCATGATTTCTGGTACTGGTACAGCCGATTTATTATATACAGCAGCATCAGGAGATGATACAGCAGGAATCCTTGCTGATATTATTACAACTGAAGATCCAGCAGACGCAAAATTTCAGTTATTTGTAGATACAAGCGGAAATAAAAAGTTGGAATTTAATGGAATTGTTACAGGTGCATCTTTAAGTTCCACTGTCGGTGATATTTCTACAGTTTCGATTAGTTTTCAAATGAGTGGTGCTCCAACTGCTTTTGATCTCTAATGCCAAAAGGATCTTATTCACCCAAGCAACGTAAATTAGCTGCTGTTGCACCTCCAAGAGATAAGATCACTGCTGCTGATCTTAAGAAACTTAATGCCAAAAAGAAAAAGAGAAAAAAGAAATGAAGAAAAAAGAACTTACAGCTAGGCAGAAAACTGCTTTAGCAAACCATAAAAAGAAAGGAACTCATACTGCACAACACATGGCAGTAATGAAGAGAGAAATGTTAAACGGCAAAACATTTACAGAAGCACATAAAATAGCTATGAGGAAAAAAGGAAGATAATGCCACGCAAAAAAGGAGTCAGTTTATCTGTTGGAAGAGGCGAGAAGTCCAAGAAGGGAGGGCTGACTGCTAAAGGACGAGCAAAATATAACAGAGCCACAGGAAGTAATTTAAAAGCACCAGTAACAGAAAAGAATCCTACAGGAAAAAGAGCAGCAAGAAGAAAGAGCTTTTGTGCAAGAATGTCAGGTATGCCTGGTCCACTTAAAGATAAAAAA